CAACATATTGGTGGAACCATTTATACAGTCAAAAAAGTTGTCGATGTACGGTCCCAGATTGGTTTAGCTATAAAAGCTCTTGGAATAGCTGTGGCTAGTTTTGGTGCCATTCTTGTTGGTTGGAAGTTGTTTAATTATTTCTCAAAACCAGAACCTACGGTTGAAGAGAAACTTGATGAACCTGAACTCAAGAGTGTGGTTGGACAAATGGATTCTGAGATTGAAGAACTCAAAAAGAAATTAGCGGAAATGCAAGCTCAATCTCTTTATCAGAAACAAGAATTGCTTGGAAAACAGAAACAATTACAGTTGAACCAGCGCTCTCTTCGTACACCGAAACTGCGTGGACAAGCTATGAGTATGAACAATATGTACTCGATCAAGGACAAAGTCCTAGCAAATGTGTGCAAAATTCGTGCTATATTTGAAGTTGGTTCCTATTCGACCCATATCCAGATGTTAAAAGGTACTATAGGATGGGTTCCTAAACATTTCGCTGAGATGTGTGAACAGAAAGATTTCCTTTATTTCTCGTTCGCGGACAAAGATGTAATAAATTACCAGATTGGAGAATTTGACATCGTCTACGAGGATTTGTATGACTCAGCATATATAAAATTTTCTACCAAAAAATGTCGTTCTTTTACCGACATTGTATCCCATTATCTTAAAAATGAGGATGACATTAGCAAAGTGTTAACAGCTCCCGTTGCTTTTGGTAGAAAAGATGAGAAAGGAACAACTCTTGTGATAGCTGAAAAAGTAAAGAATTTCGGAACAGCAAAGTATACATGTACATATAAGAATGAAACTAAAGAGTATACATCACAAGGAATTTTGCATGCTAAAGGTAACGCCCTAGACCCACAAGATGGCGAGTGTGCTTTTCCCTATTTTACTGGTTGTAATGAATTTGATTCTCGTGTGGTCCTTGGACAACACGTTGCTGGTATGAAAGGACACGCTTACATCTTATGTTTGACCCAGAATTTCATTTTGGCGGCGATAAACACTCTAGAAGGAGTGCCGATCGCGCAAATGAAATTTGAATTGCCTAAGGGTTTATCAGATCTACCTATTGAAATACTGCCTAAGAATTTGCAATTACCTTTGCCACACAGGACACAAATTCGTGCAACTGCCTTCAATGACCCTAACTCAGGTGTCATACCAATAGCTCCTCCTATAAGACGCCCAGCTCAGTTAACCCCAGTAGATGGAGTCAGTCCCATGGAACTTGCTTTAGCCAAAAACATCAGTCCCGAACCACAATTGACTGATGAGGAAGCACGTGACTTTGTCTTTTGCTATGTATATGTTGTCAGAAAATTTTTTGGAAATTTGCCTAAACATAAACCAATAAATTTGGAAATGGCTTTGAACCGCCCTATTGGAACACAACATATAACGCCAGTCCATCTTGACACTTCTAGTGGGCAAGGTGAAAATTGGTGGGCCTGTGATCCTAAAACACGCCAGCAGAAAAAACGACCTTTTGTAAATAAAGACAAATATGGCCATCGAACCCCAACCCCTCTTTTGAATTGGGCTCTGAATAAAATGGCCAATAAATTGTTGACTGATCCAGATTCGTTTCGTTTGATTTGCCCTGATACAATGAAGGATGAATTACGACTCAATGAGAAAGTTGATGCTCTTAAATCTCGCATTTTTGTTCCACTCCCTATTGAGGTTTTGATGTGGATGCGAATTTTATTTTATGATTT